GCTCAGATAGAGGGTCGTTTAACAAAACAATCAATTGAAAAAGAAGAAACAGAAACATTTGAAAAAATAAAAAATATCAAAGAAGTTTTGGGTAGTGATGATAAACCAGTAGAACTACAAGATAAACCTGGTAAATTATCTAATGATTTGTTTGATGAATTATTCGGAGATAAAAAATGATAGTAAATATAGTATTAGGATTTTTTGTAATACTTTCATTAGCGTTAAGTTATGCAGTTTATAACTTATTAGTTAAACAAGAACAACTTGAAGATTGGGTTGAGGATTATATTAATAAGATTAATGAAGTAAATACAAATATTAGAAAGATTGACTACAAAGGATACTTTGAAGTTGATGATGAAGTGGGTCAAATATTTGAACAATTAAAAGAGGAAGTTCAAACACTTGAAAAACTAACAGAAATTACTGATAAAAAATAAATAAAAAGGTGGACTAAATGGGAAGAAAAAGAAAAAATTATTACTTTACAGAAGTAACAGAAAAAGCAATTATTCGTTATAATAACGAAGAAAGACCAGCTATGAGAAATAGAATATACAACGACCACATAGCAGCTGCATTTGACAAGTTGTGTGAAAATATAATTCATACATTTAAATTTTATTACTTTGATGTTTCATCAGAAGAAGTTAAAAACGAAGTAGTAAGTTTTTTAGTTATGAATATGCACAAGTTTACATCAGGTAAAGGGAAAGCATTTTCTTACTTTAGTATCGTGGCTAAAAATTATTTAATCCTACATAATAACAACAATTATAAAAAAATGAAAACACACGACAAGATTGATGTTATGGATTGGGATAGAAGTATTCAAACAGAGATTTCTCAAAAAAATACAAACCAAGAGTTTAATGAGTTTGTTCAACAGATGTTAGAGTATTGGGATAACAATATGAATGTAATATTTAGACGACAAAAAGATGTAAGAGTTGCTGATGCAGTATTACATATTTTTAGAATCAAAGGTAATATAGAATTGTTTAATAAAAAAGCTCTATACATCTTAATCAGAGAAATGACACAATCAAACACACAACACATTACACGAGTTATTAATGTAATGAAGAGGTATCAGAAAGGCATTTACAAGGAATTTCAAGTAAATGGATTCATTGACACAAAGACTACCGGGTCTTTTGTTATTCATAACTAATAAATATAGATAGTTATTTAGGATTACCCTGTTTAGGCAGGGTATATTTGTTCACAATACGGAGGAAACAAACTATGAAAGACATCGTAAAAACAATCAAGGGATATGTAGACGACTTAATGTCAGTTCTATTTTCACTTGTAGGCCTAGCAGCTGTTGCAAGTATTTTATTTGTAGACGGTTTATTTGGCTTGGATGTTATAAGTAATTTGATATCACTTGTTAATAAGTTTGGAAACAGCGGTTTTGCTGGGTTCATTACTTTAGTGGTATTGATGAGTCTAATTCGTAAGTAGGAACGCGAAATGATAAGTAATATTTCCTACATATTACTTAAATGGAAAAAGGGAGCATAATTAAATATTTTGTTCCCTTTTTTTATTGCCCTATATTTATAATTAAAGGATTATATTATGTCAAACGATTATGAAATATTTAAAGGAAAGTCGTTATCATCATTGTTTCAAGATATTTACGAAAATCAAAACTATAACAGAAAGCAATTAGATGTCTTAACCAAAAACATTACAGCTATGGTTAAGGATGGAGATACTGCTCTTCAAATAGTTCCAATGATTAAGGAGTATTTAGAAATTAATGTTCGTAATGATGAATTACTAGTAAAACTAGCTAATATTGTTCAGAAGATTATCTCTTCAGAAAATAAGGGTGAAGCAGAAAGTGAATTTGGTTTATCTGAATTAGAGAAACAAGATATTATGAACACTATATTAGAACACGATACAAAAGATTTACAAGAAACATCTGATAAAATTAGAAAAGATATAGAATCTAAACAATAAAATGCCATACCGAGTTTATAAAAACAAATCAAACACACGAATTGGAGGCCCACTTATTAATAAAATTAAAGGTGAGGTTTCATCTCTAATACGCGAAAATCAATATGATTTTTATGAATTAGAACCATTTGAAGTTCAAGAAGTTTTATTAGACAAAAAATTGTTTGAGGGTGAAGGAGCATTAAAATCTAAATATTACGGAGCAGTTCGTGGTAGATTTATCAATGAGTCAAATCAAGCAGTTCTTGACAATGGTGGTAATGGTTTTGTTTTACCAATGGACACACACATTAAAAATTATCCTGTTATCGGTGAGATTGTTGTGTGCACAAATTTTTTAGGTAGAACATATTATACCAATATATTGAATTGGCGTAATAATCCAAATAATTGCATTCAAGCTGGAATATCATCAAATCAAAAAGTTAATTTACCAGCACTACCACAAATTCCAACAGACTTACAATATGGAAGTCCGGTTGTATCAGAACCTGGTGATATAGTTATTGAAGGTAGACTTAATAATTACATTATACTAGGTAAACAAGACGAAATTGGTTCTTCAATTAAATTAGTTGCAGGAGATGACTCGAATGATATTAATAAATCTAAAGCTTCTATATTTATACAAGATGATGGTACTGTTAAAGTTGATAATCCAAATAAAGCTTTTCCATCAACTACTGTAACTGGTGCTAAAATTGTTTTAAATGCAGATGATATTGTAATAAATGCAAGAAACACATTAAAAATACAATCAGGTGAGGTCACAGAAATTATTGGTGAATTTGTAGAATTAAAACATAACGCGGGCGGACAAGTAATAACTGGTGAAACAGAACAATTTGTAGAAGAACTTAGAGGAAAAGCAATTAAAGAAGTAACAGATGTTATTGAAGCAGAAGTCCAAGTTTTAAAAGATACTGCAAATATAACAATGGAAGCATATAATAAACAAGTTCAAAATATAAAAAAATTAACTGAGTCGGTAAAAAATGCTAGAAAAAATGTAGAGAAAACAATTAAAACTGTTAGAAACACATCATTTACAATGAACGGACAAAAATTTACGAAACTACAAGACCAAGTAAATAAATTACAAACAGAACTAGCTTCTACACCACCAACAGACCCAGTTAGAATAGCAAGATTAGGTCTTGAATTAACAAATGTATTTAGAAGTTTTGTAACATTAGATTTTTTAAATAAAGATATCGTAACGATAGAACAGAAAAAGTAGGAGTAAAAATGAAATCGAATAAATTAGTATCATTAATAAAAGAAGTTGTCAAACAAGAGGTTAAAAAACAGATAACTGATATACTTATTAGTGAAACAAATATTCCCAAAGAAACCCCAGTAGTTAAGAAGAAAAAAGTTAAAGAACAGAAGTTTACAGATAATTCAGTTCTTAACAAAATTTTAAACGAAACTGCTCAACAAAAAGAAGAATACCCAACATTAGGTGGAGGAACTTTTGATTCAAGTCGTATGACCGAGATGTTAGGATACGGCGGTGGTTTAGGGAATAAAGAAGTTAAACGAGAAGTAGCGGCCGCAAGCACTTTACAAAGTGCCGGTATGAATCCAGATGACGCACCAGAGCACTTAAAGAACGCACTGACAAGAGACTATTCTGGTTTAATAAAAGCTATTGATAAGAAAAAAGGTAAATAATGGCAAGTGCAAGAGAAAATGATTTAAACCCAGATATTTTTATAGGTTTAAAACTTCCCTTCAACAGAGATAAATCAGGTTTGTTTGGTAGAACACAAACAACATTAGAACAAGCTGGTTCTAATATAAAAAACCTTTTATTAACTGCTAAAGGGGAACGAGTAATGCAACCTGACTTCGGTTCTCGTTTAAGAGAATTATTATTTGAACAATATACAGAAGATTTATCATCAAGAATACAATCAGAGATACAAGAAGCAATATCCACTTGGTTACCTTACATTAATATTTCTAATGTAAACATAATTCAATCAGATGAAGACCCTAATACAACTAATGTTAGTATTGATTTTGCATTGAACTATGAACCAGACAGATTTGAAAGTATTACTTTAAACTTTGAAGGAGATTCAGAATCAACAAGTGTTGGTTATTAGGAGTAAACAATGGGATACGATTTAACAAGTAAAAAGAAAAATAAAGAAGTAAGATATTTGAATAAAGACTTTTCTCAATTTAGAAATAATTTGATTGAGTTTTCTAAACAATATTTTCCAAACACTTATCAAGACTTTAATGAGTCATCACCTGGTATGATGTTTATTGAAATGGCCTCTTATGTAGGTGATGTTATGTCATACTATGTTGACTCACAATTTAAAGAATCTTTGTTAGGATATTCAGAAGAATTAAGAACACTTTACTCAATGGCTCAATCATTTGGTTATAAACCAAGATTGTCCGCACCTTCTACAACAAAATTAGAATTTTTCCAATTAGTTCCAGCTGGTTCTGATAATCTTGCAGATTTTAATTATGCATTAAATATTAAAGCAGGAACAAGAGTAGAAACTTCAGACGGAGTAGTATTTAGAACAATCGAAGATTGTGATATGAGATATGAATCATCAAGGTCAAAAAGAGAAACAGAAATATTTGAAAGAGATTCTGAAACAGATACACCAACTTATTGGTATATTAGAAAAGAAGTAAGAGCACAAAGTGGTAATGTGACTGATGAAGATTTTAGTTTTGGTGGAGCTAAAAAATATGACAAAGTTCTATTATCAAATTCAAATGTAATAGATATTATAAGTTGCACAGATTCAGACGGAAATAAATGGTATGAGGTTGATTCTTTAGCTCAAGATACTATCTTTGATGAAATAGAAAACAATTCAGATAATGACCCAGAATTATCACAATACTCATCTAATGTTCCTTACATATTAAGGTTAAAAAGAGTTTCAAAAAGATTTACAACATTTAGAAGACCAGATGGAAAAACAGAATTAAGATTTGGAGCAGGTATTTCAGATAATGCCGACGAAGACATCATTCCAAATCCAGATAATGTTGGTTCTAACTTACCTGGTTCACCTTCAAAATTATATGAAACATTTGACCCAAGTAATTTTTTAAAAACAAAAACTTATGGACAAGCTCCTTCTAATACATCATTGACAATTAACTATCAATATGGTGGTGGAGCACAAGACAATGTAGCGGCTGGTAGAGTTAATAAAATTACTGGTATTACATTTGAAATAGATGAGACAAACTTAACACCATCAGTTGTTAACTTTTCCAAAACATCAGTAAGAGCTTCTAATGTTGAAGCGTCAAGTGGTGGTATGGGAGCAGAAAGTGTTGAAGAGTTAAGAGAAAACATTAAAGCTTATTTCCAAGCACAAAATCGTGCTGTAACTAAAGATGATTATATTATTAGAACTTATGCATTACCTGACAAATATGGTAATATTGCAAAAGCTTATATTACACAAGATTCAATAGTAGATGACCAACAACAAACACAACCAAATCCATTAGCACTAAATCTATACATTTTAGGATTAAATACAAATAGACATCTTGTAAATGTAAATGA